CTACACGAAAATTACAGAACTCGTTTATTCCTTGTACAGATCCTTCCCATATTTTATGAAACTGATTGCCAATACCATTTGCTGTAGAAGTAACAATTACTTTCGTGCCTGTACCCGCAGATACAACTGGATATGTGGAAGTATAAAACTCAGATGCTCTTTCTACGAAAGCAAACTCATCCAAGTATGATAGATTAACTGACATACCACGAATAGAGCTACCACTAGTTGCAGCCGCAAGGATCCGTGAGTTATTGCTGAATTCCAAGCTTCCTTTATTAAGAGCTTTCGAACCCGGTTGTAAAAAGAACGGAATGTTTTCCAGCATGAGCGTAATACGAGATAGCATTTCCCGAGCAGTCGCCCCTTTATTCGCAAGAATCGCAATTGTTTTTTCCGGATGGAAGAGCGCGTACCAGAGGAGATATGCGCATGCTGAGATGGATTTTCCAGATTGGCGACAAGCAAGAATAATTGAGAAGCGATTGTCATTAAAGTGTCCAAACATTTCTTTTTGGTAAGGATATAGTTTAAACGGAACTAGACCTTGGTCTAAAGAAATAACTTTTACGTATTCTTCTGCAAAGTAAATAGGATCATCCATACATTTTTTGTATATTTGTAAAAGTTCCGGAGTCCATACTTGAAGTACTCCATCTCTTTTAACATTTGGATTTCCTAGATATGCTTCATTCTGTAGGAGTGACATCTACCAGTTTTTCATCATCTTTAGTAACCATCATTTTTTGAAGATCAGCTGTTGTCAAAAATAAGTTATTAGTAGTACTACCTGCTATTTGAGGTGCTTCATCCTTTTTATCTATATCTTTTTGTTTCTTGTTTAAATCCATAAGCTTGTCATTGACATCTGATATATTTTTTATCATACCAGATAAGACTTCATATGCTCTTGGATGCTCGGATTGCCGAGCAACTTCAATCATGTCTTCTAAACTTTCACGGCCTTTTTCAATTAAGTCATAATATGTTTGTCTAGAATAATCATAATCACTTTTTACATTATCACTCATGAACTATCACCTGTCATTTCTATAGTATTGGTAAATCCAAAATCACTATCTGCCGTGCCAAATGTTGCAAGAGGATTCGGTTTAGTAGTTATAGTTTCTAGTTTTACATCAGAATCAAGTAAACCCGCATTAATATCGTATATATTATTAATTGCAGAACGGATAATAGCTTTATCGGCGATATCACCATAAAATTGTGTTTTCATTTCAAAGTTTATCGTGTAGATGATCGTGCGTCTTTGTTCTAAAGCGCCTTCGTAGTCATCAGCGAATGTAACTCCCTGAATCACAATTGGTATATCTTCAACAAAGTTTGGATATTCCGTTGGAAAAGGTTTAATTGTTAATGTGTATTGTGGATTAAACGTTGGCAGTATTTGCTCAACGATCTGCAAAGCATCGTCTTGATTCTTTGCAAATATGTTTAATTGAAAATCCAAGTTATAAGGTACAGGTGAATAAAACTTTTGTCTATTTGAATTAGTTGCACCTAGTGTAGAAAAGTTACTTACTTTCGATAACTGCCTAGTCAAATCATAAGTTATATTAACAATCTCAAATGACATGCGTGGCAACTTAAGTGCTACTCGAGTATCATTAACTAAGTCTGGATTTTCTCTTATTCTTTCTAAATATTTCATTTTAGGTGCATAAGCAAGTGGAACCTTTAATTGGTTCAACACAGCACCGGATTTATCTTTTCTTAAAATATAAATGTTATTGAACAGTCTACCAAATATGGAGACTGACTTTCTCATTTTTTCATGATAGAAGTGTCCACCAAACATTATTGATTCTCCGGATCACCAAATGGGTTATTTTCACTAAAGTCTAAGAAGTCTGTAGAGAATGAACTGAATGCGTCATTTTGTTCATTCTCTGAAAGGTTGTTAGGTTCTGTAACACCTATAACCTGAAGTCCTGATGCTGCTCCAGTTGTTTTAACAACTGTTCCATTTGGATATGCACCTGAAGTAAAGGTGTGGAACTTACCATCATTAGCACCAGCAAGACCAAGATACAAATACCTATTTGAATCTAAATTTGAATCCATTGCATAATGCATAATTTCACCAGACATAATTACATTATTAGCAAGAGTCTGGAATGCTGAATCACCAATTATATATGAACTATCAACTATATTTCCACCGATAAGATTTATGACTACTGATGAATCATAACCGGATCCAGCATTGGTAATTGATATAGTTGATAATACTCCGGCCGCTGAGTCGATAGTTGCTATCGCAGTTGCACTGTCTGTAGGTACAGCACTTGAATCCATTCCACCACTAATAAGAATAGTAGGTGCTGCTGTGTAATATCTTCCACTTTGTAATATGTTAATAGCACTTAAAGAACCGCTATCCATTGTAACAGAAACAGTTGCGGCTTTAGGTGAAGCTAATTGTAGCTTATATTGATATGCAAAATCACGATCGATTTGATCAATAACATCAACACCCGTTTCCATATCCTCGTTGCTATACTCAAAGAGAGTACACCGCATTTTAAATACTGGAACATTTGCTAATTGATAAAATGGTTGTTCATGTTCAACATGATTAATTTGAAAAATAGATTTAGTTAATGGAAGATAAATAAGATCTCCTTCAGTTGGCCGGTCTCCTTGCTCAGCGTCAGAAGCTCTTACTACTTGTTTCTTCCATCTCGCCCTAGAAACTACAAAAGTAGCTTCATCTCGTATTTCTACTCCAAACTTTGTAAACAGATCTCCTTCACCGTCAAAGCCTTCTATATTATCAATGTACATTTCGATCTTAAACGCGTTATCGAATGATGAGGCTGGATCCTCACCAAATAATACATCTTCATTTACGATTGTACGTGGAAGATAATATACGTCACTGCCATAGATCTTCAAAGCTTCAATCACTAAATCTTCATAAAGTAATTGTTCAGATCTGACCTTTTCAGTGAAATAGAAATTTCTGGCCATAGTTTATCCTACAAAAAAGTCAGGTGGTAGATCGTGCTCTTCTCTAATTCGTTCCCTTAGTGCTTGTATTTCGGTAAGTGAATCATCGTAAATTTGTCTTCCATTGAATGTTACACCACCCGGCAATTGTACACCTTCAAATTTAATTAAGTTCGAACCCCATTGTTGTTTAATGAGTGAAGTTGTATATTCTTTAAGCCACATATCGTTATAGACCGAAGTATTAGTATCCGGATCTACTTGTTTGTATATTTCTGCAACAAGATACTCGCCTTCAATAAGATCTTGTGTTTCAAATTCGCCATGAATATATAGTCTATCTTGGTGCCGTGAAAATGTAGTTTGTGGATGACCATTAAGAGTCTGATCGAGCATACTTAAATACTGATTCAGTTGTCTATAGTATGCTAAGTCTCCAGCAAAGTTTTGAAGATCAGCAATATCATTAAGCATCATTTGATATTTAATATCAAAGAAATTCATGTTATCGCCGAATGTTCTACTAAGTGGGAATACTTTTGAAATGTAAAGAACATCTGATGGAATAGAAATATACTTATTAGTTACGTCTGTAGAAGTAATAAGATGTTGTAAGTATGTTCTATATGTAGCGTCTGTATGGTATTCTTGATAATATTGAATAGCTTCGTCTACGCGGTCTTCAATTTGCTCGTCATCAACGTTAATCTCAATGACAGGGTCACCGAGTCGGCGCTTGCAGTAATCTATTAATGTATCTCTGGAATTAGGTGCAGCCATAAAATAGTCTCCGACATAAAAATCTTTTGACTATTTATATGTTTTTTATTCTTTATTAATTATAATTCCTTATGAAGGTCGTATAACTGCAACTACACCTGAAGTTCCAGCAGATCCTGTTTTTTGGCCACCATATGATCCAGCCATAACTTCATCACCGTTATTGTTTGTTGCTACTTGACTACCAAATATATCATAAGCACCAGCAGATCCAGCACTAAGACCACCGCTTTGTAAATTATTATTAGCAATGTTTTTTGTGTTACTCATAGTGTTGCCGTCTCTAGTCCAAATTTCAATACCGCCGCCGTAACCAGCTGATGCATTCGAACCAGCTCCACCCGGTATATACGGTACGCCAGTAACCATTGTTACGCCGTCTGCACTACATGCTATCTTTTTACCAAAGGCTTCTTCGCCGTTAGTAGCAGTACCAGAAGTAAACGAAGCTCTTAATGTCCATGTAGTACCTGATCTGGTGTACATGTGTATTTTACCACCTTCATTGCCGGAACCTACGTTTTTAGCGTATGCACCTACATAGAGAACATCGCCGTCATGATTTATTGCAAGACCTCCTCCAAATCGAGAGTTGGCTTCGTTGTCAGGATTAGTTAAAGTTGTTTCTAAAGCCCAAGTACTTCCTGTTCTTTTATATATGTATGCATAACCCGGATAAGAAC